CTATGAAGCATTTCAGCGGGCTATGTTCTACCCCTTTGAGCGTCTACTTACAAATTGTGGTGAAACCCTAGTGAATCGTTCTTATTACCTTGAACAGATTAGAAAGGGATTCGCATACAATGGTATAGATAACACTTGGTCAGAAGAAAATTGGAACACAATTATTGACCCAACGGGAGTTGTAAAATCCTCTCTACGGAGTGCCGTGTCCGTGGCTGGATATGTATTAACGGCTAAGAGATTGATTACGAGGGAAAAACATGAACTGGACAGAAGACTATAGACCAAATAAATTAGAAGATATTATCGGACAACACGATTTCGTTGAAGATGCGTTGGGGTGGGTTCGGAAAAACCGAATGCCTAATGTTTTGTTTTACGGGCCACCGGGGACAGGCAAAACCTCAGCCGCTATTGTTCTAGCAAAAACATTTCTTGGAGAAGATTTTTCTACTAACTTCTTGGAGATTAATGCTAGTCAAGATAGGCGTCTTGAAACTGTAAGAGAAACTATTGGTAATTTTCTTGGAACGAAATCTGTTAGTGGACAACTGATGAAGTTCGTCCTTCTTGATGAAATTGAAGGAATGACAAAGGATTCTCAGCGAGCCTTGAAGAGAACAATGGAACGGACGACGAGCCATACGATTTTTCTTATTACCTGCAATGACATTTATGGGGTGCAGGATGCCCTGAAGTCTCGCTGTGCTAATTATTTGTTCCATCCCCTGCCAGCAGAAGTGCAAGCGGAAAGACTAGCATTTATCTTGGAACAAAACTCGTATGAATTTAGCGAAGAAACCGAAGCAATTGTTGAGAAAATTGTTGACAATTGTGGAGGGGATTTCCGACGAGCAATCAATGAAACACAGGCTTGTATTTATTCGGGCCGTGATGTGCAAGAAATGATTGACTCAACCACTATCCACTACAAGAATAGCCTTCAAAGATTATTTGATGGCGACCCTCAAGGTATGACATACCTGAGCAATCTTGTAAAGAGTGGATATAATGTAAAGGATATATGTAATAAACTCCTACAGTCCGTTATGGATATGGACCTATCAAATGCGAGAAGGTTTAAGACCATAGCCACAATAGGAGAAATGGAATGGAGAAGCCGTAGCGTTACACCTAAGGTGCTGATTGCTTGGTTCTGCTCCCAACTTATGAACCAAAACTAAGGAAGTGAAAAAACATGATGGAAAGAATTGAAAAAGAACTGAATGGCCTCGCACGACGATTGAGTGTTGAGGTAGACGAAATGACCGAAAAATATACTGAATTGGCCTTGAGCAACAATTTGGATTTGGAGGATGAGCGACAACAACTGATGGCTATGTCATTGACCCGTCAGTATGTCAAGAGCCGTCTTTCTTCCAATCGTTCAAGCAACCAACAATCTTACGGAACCATGATTACTGGTTTCTTTGTTGGTTTTGAGCCTGTTCGAGATATTATGGAATACAAGCGAAAGAATGTGTTGAACCGCTACAATGCTGATTCATCCCAAGCACTCAACGATGAAATCGTCGCTGAGATTATTCTTGAGGATGGACAATATCAAAAGACGCAGGTTCGTGACGGTGATTGGGAAACTAAGACTATCCCACAAGTCCCCCGTTCTGCTATTGAAGTTACGGAAGGAACTTGGATTGTTCCTGTGGACCCAGTGAAGGTTTGGCAAAGCGGTGATTCTAACAAGAATTACGGTAAGCCTCTCCCTGCTGAACAACATCAACTCCGTGCTCATTTCATTGGTCAAACCTCAGAAGGCGATACCCGCCTTTGGATGGTTCAATTGAAGAATGAAATGGCTAAGAATTTCCGTGCCGAAACTTTCCGAATGGTTAGTTTCTATGGTCTCCCTAACGAGGAACGAGGTGCTATTTACGGTATTCGCAACAAGACGCTAGAATCTGTTAACTACATTGACCTGTTGGATGAAGACGACCCACGCTGGTTCTCTACTGAAAACTACAACTACGAAGATGCTCTTGTTGAACACATGGAAGAATATGTTACAGACCTCTTTGACTTGGAGGAATATCACCAAGAAATCATCTCTCAACCGGGCATCAAGATGGCCGTTACAGATGGCATTGTTACCTCCATGAATTTGACCGTGAATGAGCGAACCGGAAACCGCATTGTTTGGATTGAACCACTTGATGCTAGTTACGGGTTTGATGATGAAGACATTCCTGAGTCAACTCCTATTTGGGTTCCATCCCATGTGGATATTGACTTTGGTGTGGGTTCCGATATTGTGGTGATTGGTCGCACGAACCAATCTCAGAAGAAGGACGATAACGGTATGCCGATTGATGGGGAATACAATCCTGTTTCTATCAATCTTTACGGCTTGTATGTCCGCCTTGGAACCGGTCTTGCTGAGGAAACTGAAATTGACTCCGAGGGTGATTCACTAAGTTATTGGTGAGTCCTCCATACCTCAAGGTCAGAAATGACCTGCCGTGTATATGTGGCGGTTGAATGACATACGAATAGGTGCAAAGCCTATACCTTGGAGGAATTAGAATGATTATAAGAATGAATGAAATCTTACTAGATTTACAATCAGTGGAAACCATTGAATGGAAGCGTCTTGAAGATGAAACATTTAGTGTTAGATTTCACATGAAAAATAGCGGGAAGATGTTCACCCGTATTGTTCACTCTACGCAGTTTGAACAACTAAAAGAACAATTTAGAGGAAGTGAAGAAGAATGAGTTTGAAAAAAGGAACTGCTAGCAAAATGATGGCTAGAAACAACGCAGAAGAAGAATTGGGTGCTTTCGCCAAAGCAAAGGCTAGAGCATTTCAACAGAGAAAGAATTTGTTGGCCCACGAATCAGCCTACATGATTTGTGGTATTTCGGGCGACCCCGGAACTGGTAAAACCGGTATTGCCTTGGATTGCCGAACCGAAGAAGAGAAGAAAACCCATTGGGTATTTGTTCTTGATTTTGACGAAGGTGCTGAACCTACTTGGAGGCAACATTGGTCTTCCGATGATAAAGTCTTTATCTACAACCCCCATGTCTACAAAGACGACATGACTGTAGATTATTTGGCTACCGCTGATATGGCTCGTTTCTTTATCGGTATGGTAAAGGAAGCAATTGAAACCAAAAAGATTTCTTTTGATGATGAAGAAGAAATTGAAGTGTTGGGTGTGAAGGCTATCGTCTTTGATGGTTTGGACACTTGGCTTGACACTACAAATATGATTGCTCGATTGAATCATATCAAGGGTAATGACCCACGACAGGCTGATAAAGTCAAGATGGTCCCTACCCAATGGTTTGCACGGACGCAGGAATATCAGCGTTTGTTCAAAGCGGCATGTCAATTGAAGTGTCACAAGTTTTTCATCACTCACATGAAAGAGGTTCACGATGGCTTTGAAGTAGTCGGACAAAAGCCCGATTGGGAAAAGTCCACTACTGCAAAACTTTACCAACATATCGTGACCTCCCGTGAGGAACGAAATAACAAGACTACTCTTTCAGCAAAGGTTACGAAGTCTAAGACTAACGCAACTAACGAAGGACAGTCTTTTGTGATTTTTGAAAACAGTAAGGGTGAGGTCACTTGGAACGGTCTCTCTCAAATCAAGGATAACTCTCTTTGATTCTAAAAGTATAGTGTGGTATTATGAATAGTTTTTATGTATATAACGGTGGTGACACATATGAAATTTACAATGAATGGAAAAAAATTAAAAGAAATGATTGAAACTTCCCTGTTGAAGGGAAAGTATAACGAAGGATTGACTAACACAAAATCTCAACTTGGTGATGTGGTTAGAATTTCTGCTGAGAACGATAGGGTTTTAGTGGAAAATGCTGATTTTAGCACTTACATTTGTATCTCTAAACAGGCTACGGTAGAAAGTGAAGGTCACATCTCTATGAGTGCTACTTCTATTGTGAAGTATCTCCCAGATGAAACCTGTGTGTTTGTTTTGAGTGGTGGTGTTTTGTCTATTAATTTCGGTAATTCCGTCGCTGAAGTTCCCTGCGCTGAAACACATACCTCGGCTCATGTTATCCAACGCTTTAGCAATATTGCTGGACTCGCCCCTAGCGAAAGAATACACAACCTACAAGTTACTGAGAAACTGCGCCTTGATACTAGAGTCAATGTGAACAATCAAGAATTTATTAGTGCTTTGAACTCTGCTGAAAAGGTAGGACATAGTGTATATACTCTGACTAATACAGATGAACACATGACTCTTACATCGGTTAGAAACTCTGAAAGGTTTTCTTCTAACATTGAGCGTTACAACGATTGCACTAGAGATGCTATTGTTTCTTTTTCGCTTCCGATTATGAAGGCTCTATCTATGGGAACTCAAATTAACACGGATATTTACTACGATGATGAAATGCCTATTGTCTTCTATAACCATCCGGTGGTTATTCTAAGAGCACCAAGACATA